TACGAGTTAGTCGCCTCTGAGACTTCCGTGCCAGCAGCCCCTGTATCATCCTCAGCAACAGTAAACAAAGCAACATAGACACTAGACGGTGCGGTATATGAATTTGTACCTAAGAAATGATCAAGAAGCTTATTCTCAAGGAAATCGCTTAAATTACCAGCCATTAGTTATTCTCCTTATAATACTCTTCCAACTCTAACTGTGTCGGAAGTCTAAAGTTTTCCAAAGAGAGCAAGAAATCTGCTTCCTCGGTATCAACTTCGTAAATTCTTTTATCAGCAGTAAATTTGATACCACTCTTTGTCACATACGCTGATCCTGTAGAGAAGAATACAAACTTTCTACCAGAAGCAGCCTGAGCAACATTCTTCTCAGGAAGAGGAGACTTCTCTGCCTTAACAGGCTCGTTCTCAACTACCTCTTCAACAACAGGCTCAACCTTAGGAGCAGCCTGCTTCTTTGCCGCAGTCTTCTTCGAACCAGCAGCCTTCTTCGCAGGAGCAGGCTTACTTGCTTCCGGAAGATCACTAGATTTAATCACGTTCTCACTCATAAAGACAATTCTATCATAAGTATCATTATAAAACAGAAAAGGTGGGGGATTTCTCCCCCACCAATTCCGCTAGGACTATGTAACTATAACGGTCCTAAGATCAGGCGCTGCGAAGCTTGACGTTCTTAGCGATGACGTAAGAATCAGCATTCTCAATGTTGCAAGCAACACGCATGAACTGGGTGTACTCAATGGTGTCAGTCTTCGGCTGGAACTGACGGTACACGGTGATGTCACGATGAAGACCAACCACGCGGTTATTCGGGAAGGTCAACTCAAGGTAACCGTGGGAACCGGCAGCACCGGAGTAGTCACCGGAGACAGCCTCTGGCATGAGGGGAACCTCAACCAGCGGAATACCGAACGGTGCAAGACCAGTCGAACCGGGACCGCCATTGGCACGCATGGCACCGTTAAGGAAAGCCATGTCACCAGTGGTGGAGCCGGGGCTTGGAGCACCAGCGGTAGCCTCAGTAGCAGAGTTTGGATTCTGCAGCGAGTAGATAGCATCCTGAACGACGCCCGGGCCGGTGAAGAACCTGAGTTCGTTACGACGCTGTAGGTACTTGTTGGGAAGGTTACGAAGAACACGGTCAAATACTGAACGTGAAGCATTGTCACCAGCCTCATCAACAGTGGTGCCCGAAGCAAGAGCCAACTTCACAAAGCCGTCAAGAGCCTTGAGAAGAGCGTTAGCGGACGAGGTGTTACCGTTAATGAGAAGATCATCGAGATCGTTAGCGGTCTGGCGAGCCATAACCTGAGCGAGATGATCCTCAAGGGAAGCACCCTCAATGTTGTCCTCTAGGGACTCAGTTGAGACTTCCCAGTCAAGACGAAGCTTGACGCTGGTCATTGAAACCTTCGAGAAGGTGACGGCGGCGTTGCTGCCATCGTCGGTAGCCTCGGTAGCCTTACGCATGATGCGGGTGCCGACCGAAAGCTTATCAATATCCATAGTTGGGGTACGCATACGAACAACACGGCTGTTCTGCATGAGCACCGACTGATCAATCACAAAATCCAGAAAACGGTTGGATTGCTCAGCGTTAAGAAGACCACCAGAAGCGTTACCTACAACGGAGGTTGTGACTTCGTTAGCCTTTGCTAGAATTTCTTCTTGAGTTGCCATTTTATTATATCCTCCTAATCACGACTCATAGCCCAGAGCCTTGACTAGCTCTTGTGGCAAATAAATGTTGTTCCAGAAAGAACGGGGAGCGGACTTGCGAATCTCATCCTCACCCTCATCCTCGTCGCCGTCTGGATCGACGCTCTTCTTAACTGCACCGGCAGCGGCAAAAGCCTCTACCTTCTCAGTTTGCTCAGCGAGAGCAGCTTCGGCAGAAGCAAGCTTCTGTTCCAACTCTTCGCGCTGTACGCCTACGCTCTTGGTTACTTCTTCGATCTTAGCATCCATTGAAGCCTCAACCTCTTCCTTTAGAGAAGCGGCGAAGTCAGTCAGCTTCTGATCAATGACCGAACCCAGAGCATCCTTTAGAATATCAATATCCATGTGATCCTCCATTTGATCGTTGTCCGCTTCAACCTCAGATTCAGTTGAAGCTTCTTCAATTTCGACAGACTTTTCTACGACTGCCTCTTCGTCAACCGTTAACCAGTTAACAAATCTTTTTAGAAGAGAAAGTTTTTGTTCGGCAGAAGTATCCATCTCAGATACCTTAGCATAATTTTCATCATTATGCAAAGATTTCTCAATGTCTTCCAACGTCAAGCCTTCATCTTCAAGAACTTGTTTCAATACATTATCCATATCGAACTCCTTAATCATATCATCATTACAAGTTCCGCAACCGCAAGAACACGTAATTTCTTTCTCAAAGTCAGAATCATCAAACTTTCTGGTGCAGTTATCTAACTGACGGACTTTTGATCTTGCCCAAACCCAACCTGGAGTACCACCCCAAAGATTCCAAGCAATTCTTCCATTTGATGGGTAACCATCTTCACCCGGATTTGCACCTTCTGCTCTAAGATCTACTTCATGTCGTGGAAAGTATCTTGCAACTTTCCTGACAAACTCTGGTGATGCAGTGCCGCCCTGAGCAAGTCTTCTTGCTGAACCGAGGCCAACACTTGTTCCACCACGACCCTCTTCTCTTCTTTGACGTAAACCAATTTCGGCCATTCTCTTAACCGAATCAGGAATTGTCAAATTAATATCTTCACAATCAATCTTAAGAATATAATCAAGATGGTCTGAAGTATCAAACTTTACAATGTCAATGACAGCAGCCGGATTGGCTGGGTTGTCTACTAGACTTAGTTCGCCAAGTTCATATTTTCTAATAACATTAACCGGCTTACCACGATACATTTTGTTAGTATCAATCTGCTTTTCTAAAATCTTTCCACCAACAGAGAATGATCTCAAAGTTCCATCAAGAACTTTCTCCCAAGTGTCTTGAGCACCCTTTGAAATATAAGCTTCAACTTGCATTGCATTATATTCAGTCCCGTCTTCGCTTTTAATTTTTACGGGCTTGTAACTGATTGCTTTTCCAACAGCAATAGGAGCATGCATTTCACGAATATTTCCGGTCCAATTTTTAAAAGCTTCAACAGATGCTTCAAAAGTAATTACGTCACCGGCTTTATCGATATTGTCAGCAGTAGCGATGCCAACAACAATACGCTCCTCTCTTTTGATCATGTCAATTGGAAAAGAGAGATTAAAATCTTCCATAGTAAGAAATCATACCACAATAATGCTTTTAAAGGAATCTATACATTCATCCAAGATAGGATTTCAGAGTCAGTCGGTCCTGATTGAGGATTTACCTGAACATCACTCGTCGTACCTTCAAAATAACCTATACCACCAAGATGGTCTTTAAAAAATATTTTGCCATCACGATAATTTATCGCCAGTTCGCCATGAGATAAAGAGTTAGCAAGTGGTTCACCACCAGACTTGTCTGAACTCTTTATCTTAATGACGTTAGACATTTTCTATCTCAGAAGGTTCCGCCATCAATAGTGATTCCAGTAATAGAACCCCCAGTGATAGCAACATTGCTTGCAGCCTGAACAGCCATCGTATCAAGACCAAGATTAGTTCTGGCAGTAGAAGCATCCGTTGCACCAGTGCCACCGTAGGCAACAGCAACAGCAGTACCTTGCCAAACACCGGTTGCAATAGTTCCTACAGAAGTAAGGCTCGAAGTGACAACAGATGAACCAAGAGTTGTATTGGACAATACAGAGGCACCACCAATATAGTAAGCCTTGCCAGCAGCAAGATTTAGATGCTCCGAGGAAGTCCAAGCGTCTGTTGCATCAACCCAGTTAAAAGTCTTGTCAGTAGTGCCCTTTAGGGTAATACCACCACCATCTGCTGTAGCATCGCTTGGGCTTTCGGTAGATCCAAGCTCCAAGTTCTTATCGTCAACATTTATTGTTGTCGAATTAATACTTGTGGTTGTTCCATTAACGGTTAAGTTCCCACTTACAGTTAGATTGTTTCCAATCGTAACATCGTTTGGTAAACCAATTGTAATAGCACCAGTTGCAGCACTTACCTCAACCTCATTAGCAGTACCTGTTAGAGATAGGACACCATCGTTTGTGAAAGTAACAACATCAGTCCCGCCAACAGTCGTTGAAATACCAGTACCACCTGTGAAAGTGATCGTATCTGTCCCGCTCGTTACGGTCTGGGCAGAGCCAGAGTCAGCAGCAATCTGGAATGTCGTTGCGATATTGCCAAGACCAATATCAACATATGCAGTAGTTGCGACAGAAGTTGAATTGTCACCTTGAGACTTAGTGTTGGCGGTAGCGGAAGCACCTAGATCAACGGAACTGCTAAAAGTTTTTGAACCAGAAACAGTTTGTGTGCTGCTTAACGTTAAGAATTCACCAGAACCGCCAATGGCAATAACAGTATTTGCATCACCATTGATATCAGTTCCTGTACCGTAATACAGAATATTGTTTACTTCGTTAAAAGCAAGTTCTGCATTTTTTAGTGTAGATGGGGCTTCACCGGCACCAGTTGCCCTTCTTTTAATTCTGAGTACATTGCTCATTTAAAAATTACCTCCATTAAAAGTTGCACCCGTTAAAGGATGCGAATGATCTGCTCTAGAAGCCAAAATACTTACACCGGCAGATCCTGTGTTAGACAACTGCTGCGGAATATCGTTACTTAGATTAACATAAACAGGCATATTTGCGACAGCCTGAGCGGCATTGATTACTGTAGATGAAGCATTCGATACACTAACAATAGTTGATTGCTCTGGGGATACGGTTAAAACTGTTGCG